CTCACTGGCTATGTCCTCTCTCCATGTATCAGGTCTGTTTTCTGGGCCATCACGTATAAGTTTCTTAACTTTGTTGGCTACCTCTCCTGCCTCACCAGCTAACCCTAACGCAGGATATAGTATCTTGTGTTGTTCAGGATAGATTGCAGTACGTGATGCACTCCTTTGATATGCGTTAAAGTCAGACATGCTGTACTTCTCCTTTAGGAACTGCTCTGCCTCTGCCTGTAGTTCGTTCATACTCCTTCACCCTTTTAAGTTGTTCAAAGTAGGCTTTGTTAAACCCACGTTCCCATTCACGATGTTGCATCGTATCCTTATCGAATGGGCTTGTTAGGCTACTACCATTTTTAAAAACGGAATAGCCCATTTGGTATTGCACTCTTAGTGGTGCATCATGTTTACCTAAGCCACGAGAGGCTCTGCTTTTATTATTGTTCTTCATAAGTATTCTCCTTATGCTATTTTAAGTTTATGTTCTGCGTGTTCTTGTAAAAAAGATAAAGGTAGTATTGTCATTAGATCACCTCTGGTAGGACGTGTGTGTAATCCAAATTCCCCTCTGTAATAATCCTTACACTTCTCATTTATTTTGTCAATAACTCTTTCTGGTTTAACTAAGAAAAAGTATTCATCAGTTTTAATTGCAATGTATCTGTCAATACCATTAGGTACACCCCAACCTTTTGCTGATTCATTATTAGGTGGACGCTTAACTGTTTTTAGTTCCCACCAAATAGTATTATCGACAGGACCATTACGATACTTACGTTTAGCTGCTTTGACATCTACTCTACCAAACTCTTTGTCTAGTACATCCCAATGTTCGTTAACGTTTTCATTCCAGTTAGCTTCACGTACAACGTGACTACCTCGTAGTGCAATAAACTCTTGCTCTGCTTCTGTTCCTTCTCTATAAGAATTTGTTTTTTGCATAAGAATACTCCGATTCTGTTTAGGTTTCTAGTGATTTCTTTATCTTGTCAATCAAAACGTCATTCGTAACATTAAGACTAGCAAGCTGATACTTCAGTTGGGTAACTAACTTATTACAATACGATAACTCACCAAGGAGTTTATTTTGTTCCTCAGTAAAGTTATCTGTATTGTATTCTGTTTCACCTATGGTGACGGTAGCCATGTTTATATCTCCTTATACTAAGTCTACTATTTCGCATACGTCACCAGAGCAAGCCATAGTTTGCATTGCTACGGTGTTATCGTCTTTCTCGTACTCAGACAGCCCAGCCCAATCAATACGTTTAGGCATAGACTTTAGTAACACATTGTAGGCATCTTTGTCTATCTCTTGGTATGGTGCCTGTTGATAGGTATGTTCAGAGTGTGGTAAAAATGATACACCTGACATCTCATCAAAGTATTTGTATACAAAGGCACCTACTTCCATCCACTCTTCCTCACGAACAGAGATAGTAACGCTAGGTTTATGCTCACAAAAATGTCGTTGATATTTAAGCCACATCTCTAGTTGCTCAATGGCAGTCATATCATTACGTGTAACTGATTTTGGTGGTGACTTAATAGGAAAACTAAACACTGTAGTAGTGTCACCTTTCATAACGCATGGCTCACTAGGTATACCCTGATCCATCATAAACTTTGTTAACGGATCTTTATTATCACCACGCACAGTGCGGATATAATAGGGGCTATGGCGAGCATGTATGCCAGAGGCACTATCCACCAGTTGCGAAACTGTTCCCGATGGTTTAATGCACGTAATTGCAGCAGCAACAGGTATACCAAGACGATCAGCCCATTCAGCATTAGTAGATACAGCGATCCCACGAAGATGTTCAAGAGTACTTTCCAATTCTTTGTTGCGTAATGTCATCAAAGGGTTGTCCATTATCCCTGTGAGTGACACACCAAGCAGTCGTTCTTCTTCTGTATTTGTAGACCACACCTTTCGCAGATATGGGAATTTTGTGTACGTTGATTGGATAGTTCCCAGAATTGTTGCCAAACGGATTTTTCGTTCAAGATCTTCCATAGTGTCTGTAGCACGTACAACAACTTCCGTAAGATTACAGAACTGATATGGACGAAGGATAATTTCGCTGCATGGATTAGTTCCAAACTCGTGATCTGGATCTCTACGCCCAAACTTTTTAGCTTGGTTTTTAGCTGCTTGACGATTGTATACACCACGTTCTCCTGATTTACTTTCAACTAATGCTTGCCACTCACGCATGTATGTTTCCATGTCGGGCTTCTCTGTATAACTAACACTGTTATTTGCTAATGCACGATGTGCAGCAGTCTCCCACCATTGACCTGACTTAGCATGGCGCATACGGTCATCAGATAAATTAGATAAACTAATCATGGCTGAACGCCTTACCCCACCTACGACTACGATCTGACCAATGAAACACATAAGATCGTGACACTCAATGCTAGATAGCTTACGTCCTTGTGCATTCTTGAATGTAGTGATAGCAAAATTAAATAGTTCTACTAATGGTGCAGGGCCACTAGCTCTACCACCAAATATTTTTAGTCTTGCCCCAGCAGGACGTACCTTAGAGACATCCCACTTAGGGATCTCACCAGCCCATAGGAGTGCCAACACTTGACGGAACGCTTTAGCCCAACCTTCCTTACTATCCTTGACAACGACTGTTGTATCACTGTCGAACAACTTAGGAACTTCAGGGAGCTTAGATACGAACTGACGTTCGACACTAAAGCCGACACCAGTACCACACAAGAGAATGAACATAGCCTCATCGAAGGACTTAGGATCATCTACGGGTAAGTAACTACAGTTATAACCTGCAGTGTTGTCACGCTCTAATGCCTTACCTGCAGTCATCATAGCCCTCATACTAGGCGTAACCTCTTGACCTAAGATAGCGTCACGAATTTCATTAGCAATCTTGTTATCGACTAAATTGATAACAACATTATCTATGTAACGTCCTACTGTCTCGCTCCAATTTTCTCTTCGTCCTTCATTTTCAAGCCATCGTGCATACCGTGAAGTATGAATGAAGGATTGATAGTCTGTTGGTAAATAATTATCCATGTGCATCACTCCGTTATTAATTTTATTGATTTAATTTCCATACCATCTACATCGTAGATAAATTCCTGTAGTGCATCCTTCACTTCTTCTTCGACAAAGCCATCCACAGGAATAGGATATTCGTCTTCGTCTATTTTTAATGTAAGAAATACTTTAACTATCACCGTTCTCTTCCTCAATCAACTGATTCAGATACCACTGTGCTTTCTGTAAATCTTCTATGCCATTCTTATATCTGTATCGCCATAGGTATTTCATAATGTTACCTTGTAAGTAATACTGAAACCCTTCTTCACCAGTTGCTGCACGAATAGCATCAATACATTCTACCCCTGCAAAGTTGTAATGCTCTGGTGAGTTTACCATATCTTTATTTGACATACGTATCTCCTTTAATTAAACTTTACTTTAACTACATTATCTTCAACACTTTCCACTGTAGCCTTTGGTGTGTTATCTTCTTCTTCTAACACATCATTAGCATACTTGGCAAGGGTTTCTCGTATGTCAGTACTATCTTCCATAGCTGGGATAGATGCACAAACCATGTGACACATCCGCATTAGATTAACGTAGTCATCGTCTGTTGTGGTGTTCTCTCCTGTAGTAACAGTGCCCACCATTAACTCTCCTGTCCAGCTACCCTTCTTGTCTAGGAATGGTGTGATACGTATGATAAAATCATTTGGATCAAAGTCCATAAATACTTTTTCTTCTGCCATATTATTTCCTCTTCACTTTTTTGTATGGAAAATGTATTAGATCAGGGTGCATGTCCTTACCTTTTTCATTTAGCCAATCTTCTGGAATGATCCTATCGTAAAACAAGATCTTATTTTTTTCACACCACTGACCGTAGGTTGTCTTAGCACCTTTACTCAGCTTACGTCTACTACTTTCAAACACAAACCTAATGTCTAGCTTTGGATGCTGTTTCTTAATAGCGGCATGTTTACGTCTATCATCTGATGTAAACCTACCTTTAGTTTCTATTATGATCCCATTAGGTAACACAAAGTCTGGGGTATAGGTGCGGTACATAAGATCTTCCCATTCAATCTTTATGGCTTCATACTTGACACGAACATTACGCTCCACCAAGTAGTCTTTTACTTTGATCTCTAGCCCACTCCTATACCCATGCTTTAGAGCAGCGGCAAACTGCTTGCCATACATTAGATGCGCCACAACCCATTCCAAGGACTAGGCAAACTACTTACAGTAGACACACCTAGTGAGCGTAGCTCTTGTCGCACCGCATCTTCCGCAGCCTTACGTGCTTCCATAGCTGAACGTAGTCCTGCATACCTAGCTTCGTGTAGCTGTTTCTTACGCTCTGCAATGTCCTTTTCCATAGCAGCAATCTGCTCCTGCATTTCTTTTATTTCTTCATCACCTAACATTTAATACTCCTTTATTTCTATGTATGGTACAATGGGTTTTACCTTAGCCTGAGACACCTTAGATGGTAGCTCTTGTAGGGTAGGATAACACTCAAACCTGTAATCACAGAACTTACAATTGCTATTCAATACTTTGTTGCCTGATGCCTTACCTCTGAATGTTTCAGGTATAGGATCAAAACAACGCTTGAACTCATTAGTATTTACTGTGTTAACAGTATCTTCTAATATAGTAATCTCTTTGTCTATGTCAAGACCTTCTGCTGGAACATATTTAATTCCACCATTGGCTTTGTTGACTACCCACCAGCCACCTGCTTTTTTACCTGCAGCCTTAGCGTAACCTGCCAGTTGACCTACATAACCAAACGGATCACTGTCTTTAAGTGTTTGAAAAGATTCAAACTTGTTTCTGTATGACCAGTCCGATGCAGATTTTACGTCATCGACTGCTCCATCCATCACAAGATCATATGATCCCTTTACTGTTGTGTCTCCCAACTGTAGCTCGACAAAGTTATCATCATCTTCATACTTAACTCCTGCTTCTTTTATAATACCCTTGAACGCTGCTTCTACTATGTCACCTAATAGCATGTTCATTACGAATGTTGTCGGCTTGGGCAATGCCTTCTCTGGTTTATTCTTTTCAAACCAAAGCTGACAAGTTGGCTTACCTATATTAGACATACGTAGCCTAAACTTGTCACGCTTATTGCCCCCGCCGAACTGACGTGTTACAGCATCCATTACATCTGAACCAATCTGTTTAATTGTTTCTTCCGACATTGTTGATTTACCAGATGTAGCATCTTCAAGATACTGATTAATTGCCAGTTCAGCAGGATGGTTCATTAGACAAAATCCTCTGCGTCAATGTCTACGAACTCTTCCACAGTATCTGTGTCAACCTCTTCATTCTTGTGCATGTTCTCATCCCACGAACTGAGAATGTACGTATTGTAATTCTGAATCCATGCCATGAAATTAGCAAAGTTCTCCTGTGCTTCATTGTCCATGTCCAAAGTGTTGTTCAAGTCCAGTGAAGTGTTAGGCACATAGAAGCTGCTACCATTAGGTAACGGCACTTCTGTTGTGGTGAGTGACACGTAGTGCTGTGGTGGCAAGCGCCGCATCTTTGACAGTTTGTTGAATACTTCACCCACTGTTTTAAATGCGTCACGGTTGTCAATCTCCCAGATGAATGGTGTAGACTCCACATCTACAGAATTACCTTGATCATCTGTAGGATTGACTAGCTCAACGACACCAAACAATGCACGAACACGCTTGATTGATTTGATCAAGTCCTTCATGCTGTCTGGTAGTGCAGCCCAATCTTTGATAAACCCAGCAGGTTTACCGCAGTTGAAGCCACCTTCGTTGTCTTTCATGTCATGGTTAAGGTCATTAGCCATAACAGTTTTCACATAACGATTTGGTCTTGAGTCATTACCCATGACAAACTTCTTGTGCATGAAGCGTTGTAGGTAAGGACGAATAGACACACTTTCAGCATAGTACGTAGGCCCATCAGGAATCTCTAGCTTGTATGTGCCACCACTTACAACCTCTACGTTCTTCATCTTACCACCAATCTCTTGCTGACCCATAATTGGTGAGTGATGAATACGTAAACGTGCAAGTGTGCTTGCTTTAGATGACTGCTGTGTAGAGTCTGCGTTCATGCCCATTACTTGGGCCATTGCTGAGAAATTGTTTGTGTCGATTGTTGATACTTGATTCATATTAAGTCTCCTTTTCATTGTTACGAATGGTGGTTATATCATATTACATCCTTTACGTCAAGCCAATTCGGACCTATTTTTGCCTCTAATAATAGGGGTACATTAAAATCTATGTTCCATTTACGGTTGACGATTGATATTAGTTTATCATTAGCTGCGCTAATAACCTTTAGTACTCTGTCCTTTTCATCTGGGTGTACATCAATCACAACTGAGTCATGTACACTGTTTACTACACAACTGTGTAGCCTGTTTGCTGTTAGTAACCTATCAATGTATATCAAAGATATAGGTACAATGTCAGCGGTTGCAAACGATTGTACTGGATAATTTTTTATCTGTGTGAAAAATGTCACACCGCCAAAGCGTCTACGTACAACGTCAGGGAAAGCAAACTCACGTCCAGAAGGTGTAGTGATCTTGCCTGTGTTTAATGCTT